ACACCCCTCCGAACGTCGGAGGGATCAACACAAACCCGGCGAAGGTCACTAAGACCTAAGCCGGGGTCAAGGCAGCACGGCTGCCGGTTCGGTTAGCCGCCGTGCGGCCAGTGCAGCGGCGTCCGCTGCTGGGTGTGTCATCGAACGTTTCGATGCCTTCTAAAGACCGGCGAAAGGCAGAAAGCCTGTAGCCGGTAGAACACCTTCAGCTTGAGGCTTTCGGTGTTCAACCTTTCGTAGTGAGCAGCACGCGCTGCTCGGGTCAGGCTGCCGCCTTCAGGGGCGGCTGCCTTCACTGGTGCAGCGGCGTCCGCTGCTGTTGTCGCAGCAGACGTTCTGCTGCTCTAGGTGGGGGTGATAGAAAAGCTGGTCTTTTCTATTAGGGGGGACCAACTTGACCAACTGACCAACTGACCAACCAGTGGTTAAGCGGCCAAAACCCAGCCGCCGTTCAGGTAGTCCAGCGGTGCCCGCCGCAGCCGCGATAACGCTGCTTGCTGTGACAGTTTGTGAGCCGCAGCGAACCGGGTAGCCGGCTGGTTGCGGGACGGGTCCTGCTGGCAGTTCGCCACCACCCACTGAGCATCAGCCAAACCCTTATCTAGTTTCTGCTGTGACCGTTGCCTTTCGCTAGCTTCCGCAGCGACCTGTAGCTGCTCGGCTGATTTCACGTCGATCAACTCGAACCGTGCCCCGGCACCGTGCTTCACCGTGACCTCATGCTCCTGGGCGACGTTGCCCTTGAAGCGCAGCGTCAGGTTCCCGGCCCTAGACCGCTTCACGAACACCCGCCACCTGACAGCCGACGAAATGTAGGTCGATCCCAGCGGAAGTTCTGACTTGAAACCGTTCGCGTTGGCCTTATCTGACGAGTGACCGATCACAATTACCGGGATGCCGGCGCGGGAGAACAACCGCACACCGTCGAAGAACTCCTTGGCAACATCGTCCTGATTCACCGATCCGTTCGACGCTTGCGAAAGGTTGTCGATCACCACGACGTTGTGCCGGTTCAACATCACCTGGTTGAACAGTGACCGCCACATGTCGATAGACCGCATTACCGGAACCTCATAGAACCTGACATTCGGGACACCTGTCCCGGCCCACACTGAATCGACCCGTTCCTGATATTCAGACGGTGCCCCGTCATCTGTCCACAACACCGCTACGGAAAAGTCACGGTCTTGCGGGACAGCGGAACCTAGGAACTCCCCACCAGACAGCAGTGCGTTGATCAGCGCACACGCTATGAACGATTTACCGACTTTCGGTTCGCCGTAAATCAGGGTGGTGGTGTTGCCGATCTTCCCTTCAACTAGCCAGTGCTGGGTGTTCTCGGACGCTTTACGGGCTTCCTCGAAACTCATTTCGTTGAACTCGTAACTCAACTTGTTGACCTCCTGGTCGGATAGATGCGGCTCGTGCCGCTTGACACCCACGGGCCGGGATTGGCGTGGGCATGACAAAGCCCTGGTGAACTGATCCACCAGGGCTCAAATCAGGGTTTTGGGTCGGGGCTAGTCGATGGGGAACCGTTCGACCATTTGCCGTGCGACTTCCTCGGCAGCCACCGGCACCCCGTCACGCTGGAAACACACCCCGGCAGCCTCAAACACCTGCACTACGTCTAACGCTGCGCGGTGCTTCAACCGGAGTTGTTTGTTGCGTTCTCGATGGCATTGGATACACCCGCCGCTAGTTGTGCGGTGTGCGCTCGTCGGCGTCGGGTGGTTGTTGATGCAGTAGTCGGCCATACCCTCGATACCTCCTTTGTCTCGGGACAGGTTCTTGCGTTAAAAAAATGAGCCCCGTAGGGCTCTGATCCCGGCCAACACAAATGCCGGGGACGTTTAAGACAGGCAGCCGCAAACCACCGCCTCGGACTGGGACGGTTGCCGGCGACTGCCTGCCAAAGAGAAAGACCTCAACCCTGGTTTTCTCTTTCTCGACGGTTCGAGTCTCACGCTTGAATCAAGCGATTACACCGGGGGGTGGAGCCAATGAAACCGTCAAGCTGGCGGGAAGGGTTTCTCTCAACCCTTCCCGTAATTCTATAAGTGAAATTTTCCGAAAAATGATTCATTTATGCCTTCGGTCGAAACGCGGTCGGGCGTGTCGGAATCGCTTGCACACCCTCTGACAAGCGAATACACCCGGTTTATGTGCTTAAGTTCACACCCGGATAGGCGCAGCCGATTACCGGCTGACTCACATCAGTATCCCGCCGAACCCTCTCACGTTCCTTATAGGTGCCACATCGACGGTTTCGCGGCAGACAGTGACAAACTCAACTCCCTACCCCTTCACGTTTCATATAGGCACGATTCTCGGGAAATAAGCGTTTCGGGTGGCAAGTTTCACTCGCTTACCTCTCCACCTTCCTTATACGTGTTACATCGGCGGGTTTGTCACACACTGTGAGGGATTCAACCGGGGCTGACACCCAGACCCCGGCCCTCTAACCCTTATATAGGTGACTTTTTTCGGGGCTGTGTGAGGGATCACACCCTCCCTCTAACCTATATATACGTGTATTTTTTAGCCTCTGTGTCGGACTTCACAGTCCAGGGGTTCTGAGCCCCTCCTACCGCTTATATACGTGAGAATTTTGGGTGTTGTGTCGGAGGTCACTCACCCGCCCTCTACTAGCTATATACGTGCACTTTTTCGGGTCTGTGTCCGGGATCACAGCCCACGGCTGACAAGCCCCCCTCCCACCCTTGTTGTATACGTCTCTGCAGAGCGTCTTGTGACCTATTCCACACACGCGATCTGAGCGCAGGAAAAGCCTCCCAGCGGTCATTACCCTAATGGGCGATAAAAGTCTGTCAGAAGCCCGCACAGGGCCTCATAGGCCACATTTTTTGCGGGGTGTCGGAGGCCACGGAGAGAAAGGGGAAGCTCCCTCCCTCTACCCTTTATATAGGTGCACTTTTTGGAGCTTGTGACCAACATCACGGGTGCCCCGATAACCAGACTGAAAAGCCATCTGGCCCCGGAATCCAAGCTAGAAACTGTCGGTCTTTCCCCCTCCTACTTGTTATATACCTCTACTTTTTCGACTGTGTGATGCGCCTCACACCCATTTGTCCAGTACGTCATATTTTGGTCATTTTTTACCTGGGGAAACGGGCTGGGGACAGGGTGCCGAAAACCTCGGAAACCATCAGCCGAGTTCACTACTCGTATTCAGATCGGCTGGATATCAGGGTGGGCCGGGATGAACCGGCACTCGCAATCCTGCCCGTGCCTTTCAAACCCCGACACCAGCCAGCACCTGGGATCGCCCGATCCTGGCACCAGCAGCAATGCCCCGCTGCGGTGCATCCACGAAATCAACTCGTGCAACGGCACATCAGCCTCGGCGCACGCATCCCCAACTGAAATGTTTTCAGTCATCAGACCCCCATCCATAGAACTCTGCTGCCTGAGCCTCATGCTCAGACGACAACCGGTAAGACACCACCACAGACCCATCCGGCAGATGAACCGTGAACTTGTCCTCCTCGACACCGATCCCGGCGATACCGCCCGTCTTCATCGCCTCAAACAACCGCCGAAGCCCAGCGGCCTCCCTATCAGGACGCAGCCCAAACAGCAGAGACTCCACATCCCCCAGATCCAGATGCACACCCGACTTGTCGAACGTCACCCGGACATTCATCGACCGCAACCACAAATTGCGGGCCGTCACATCCTGGCGTTCCCACCAGTCCGCGAACAGTTCCCCTGTCGGCTCCCACCCCCAACCGGCAGGACGGTTCACCTCGGCCTCAAGCTGGCGCTGCTGAACCCCAAGATCAGCGATACGCGCATCTAACTGGACTCGCTGCGGAGTGCCAGCCCTGAACACGTCCTCACCCAACAGCCCAACAAGATCGGCAAGTTTGGCGTTCACTTCCTCTAACTGAGCGGAGTTGTCGCAACCGGCATCCCAACGGCGCTCCATACGCTCCGACGAACCCAACAGCCGCAACACCACCGACTCCACCAGCCCGTCAGTCTCAGGCAGGCTCACCGTCCGGTTACCGCACCGGACAGCGGACGACACAGACTTACAGCGGTAGCGCGGAAACTGGGAATGGCTGCCGCCATTGAACTTATAGACCGCGCCACCACAAACCCCGCACTTAATGACCCTCACCAACAGCGACGTTGACCGTTTCGTCGGCTCCCCGGTTGACTTCCTGCCGCCAAGCTCACCTCGCACCCGGTCAAACAACTCCCGGCTCAAGATCGGATCAGACCGGACGATAGGGGAGCCGTCATCGTTCCGCATCGGCTTCCCATCCGAAATGACGTACCCCAACATCGCCTCGGACAGCAGCGACCGCTTCAACTGGGTGCTGCTCCACGGCTTCGCCTTCTCCACCGGGCGGTCCCTCAACTCCGCAAGGCGATCCTTCGGAGTCTGAACACCCCTGAGCGTCAGATCGTTGGCGATCCGGTTCAACGGCTCACCGTCAAGCACCCGCTCCACAACCTCATGCACAACCGGCACCTGGGTCGGATCGTGAACCAGCCGCCACTCCTTCGACCGCTTGTCCTGCTTAGGCATGTAGCCCCACGGCGGCACCGAACCCCTGTACATACCCAGCCTCATATTGCGTCGGGCTGTCGAAGCGTTCCTCTCAGAGATGGCAGCCAACTCAAACTCGGAGATCATGCCTATCAGCGCGATCAATACCGCTGAGAACGGCGAAGCCATATCGAAATGCGGCTCGGTAGCCGACACGATCACCTTGTCGTTTTCCTCGGCCCAATGCACCAGCCGTTGAAGCTGCTTAACGCTCCTCGTCAGCCTGTCGGCGCGATAGGTGACGACCGCATCAAAGGGGATCGGGTGGCCGGCATCATCGACAACCTCGTTGTTCAGCCACCGGGCCAGATTCGGGCGCTGCTTCCGGTTAAACGGGTCAATCTCCTTCGACCCGGACACTTCAACGTCCTCGCAGACCGCTACCGGCTCCCAGCCCCGCTCCCGGCAAAACCCCTCGCAAACCTCGGTCTGCCGGGCAACACTGGTGCTACTCGATGTTTCGCGGGATAGGCGAACCACGATCAGAACGCGCATGGCTTGAAACTTTACATATTGCGACGGCAATTTGCGAGAAACCAAGCCAGGAAGGCGCCGGTGAAGGACACCACGGGCACGCCCACTAGCGTCTAACAGCGCAGACACAGGGGAGGGGCATCCGAAAGGGTGCCCCTCCTCTGGTTTCACTTCCCGGTGGTGTCGGTGGGAACCGTCATGATGTCTGGATGGGAAGTTTCGACATCACATCGATCCTGGACTTCAACCCGCCAAGCCGGATCTGCCCCGCCTGTCGGGGTCTGATCCACGATGTGAAATATCAAGCCCCAGACGATGACCCCTGGGGGTCGGGAGGGCGGTATTCGTGTCCGGTGTGTGAGGTCAACTTCATCGGAGACATAGACGACAGCGATCCGTGGGGCGCGTCGATGGACAAACATTTCCGGGACAACGGCTGGGTCATCAACCACAGCGAACTTATTCCCCACGCGACGGCTCTCGCAAAGGTGGTTCGGCAGTCCAGAGGACAGGGAAGCACATTCTTCAGCACTAAACCGTGGCCCACGATGCGAACCCTTTTCGAGGTCATCTCCCGTGCGAAATACTTCGTCCACTTCACCACCTGGGGGATCAGCCACCAACTGATCGGTGCGCTGAAAATGGCGAGTATGCGTGTACCCGTCTACGGGTTCGCTTCCAATGTCGAAGCGAACACCCGCGCCGAACTGACAGAGTTCCCCGACGAAACACCCAACCTGCAAGCGAAAGTGATCCCCTCAACCCAAAGCATCTACGATGCGCCGCACCAGAAAATCCTCGTCATCGACGGGCTGGTTGCGTTCAAAGGGTCAACCAACCTCACCAACGCAGGCGCACGCCGCGCAGACCGTGGCCTAGACGTATCTGAACTAGTCACCGATTCCGTTGAGGTAACCAAGCTGAATAACCGCTACTTCGCGCCGGTGTGGCGGAAACTGCACGCGCCGGACGACACGTTCACCTTGAACGCCGGGCCGTTCTAAGCGAACTCAGACGGCACCGACACCAGCCTGCGCTCGCCCGTCCTCCGCGACAACATCACCTCAAACCAGCCAGCCGCAGACAAACCACCCACCAGGCCAACCTGAAACGCCGACGGTGCCTTCGGATCACTGCCGAACTCGACACGCAGCCAGTCACCCACAGCCACACTCCAATCCCGAAGGCCGGCAGCCTCACCGCCGTCCCCCTCACCGCCATACAACCAACCATCAAAGGTCTTCAGATGGTGCGGCAGCCGCTTCCACACCTGACGCACGTCATAGCGGTCAACCCGCCGCCTACCACCACGCCTGAAGCTCACCGCGCCACCTTCCCCCACCGGGCATTAGCAGCCGCCCTAGCCCTCGAAGACCGGTCAGCAGCCTTCTGGGCCTCCTCCTCATCCCCGAAATCCAGCGGCAACGACAACGCTTTCGTCAGAGACAGAAACGTCCCCCGCAAATCCTTCGCATGCGCCAGCAGCGGGTTGATCGTCAACTGCTTATTGCCGCCCATCACCATCAAAGGCTCATCAGCCATCGCCGCCTCACAATCCTCAATCCGGTTCAGCACCCTGGCCGACTCCAACAACAAAGCCCGCTGCTGCGGCTCAGGGATCACATAAACCTCATTTACCGCCACCCAATACCGGTAACCCGCAGACCCCTCAGGAAGGGACTCAGGCGGCTCAGGAACACGTTTCTTCGACATATGCGTAAACACCTCTCAATCAATGCGCCGAAACGCACATAAACAACCCGCCGAACAACCTGAACAGCGGCAACAAAACCAAAAACACCCTTCTGACACAAAGCGAAATGCATCGGTTGTCGGTCCCCGATTACCCGGCGGTCATAGAGGCGCGGGGTAGGCCGGCATCCCCTAGGGCTTAGGGGTTTCTAGCTGGGGTGATGCCGTGGTGGTGCGTTAATCGTCTCGCCTTGCACGGGTATATACACGTGTGTATTCTCGGCCCGGTCAGTGCGTGTATATACACGCTTGCTTACCGGGATCGGGAGATCGTAATGGGAATGGTTGTTTGGCAAGGGCTGTCGCAATTAGACGGGGTCACCCCGATTGTTGTTATTGCGACTGGTCTGGACTCATCTAGCTCTAATGAGAAGACAGGCGGGATGATTCAGACGTTTATCCTGCGTGCTGATATCGAACCGCACACCGCTATCGCTGGTGGCGCTGATGAGGCGATCTGCGGTGTCTGCCCGCATCGTGGCAAGGCGTCTGGTGGGACGGTGGCGTGCTACGTCCGCGTGTATCAGGCCCCGTTGTCGACGTGGCGTGCATGGCAACGGGGTAACGCTGAATCGTTCGATCTGGCACGGTTCGCCGGTAAGCGTGTCCGGATCGGTTCCTACGGTGATCCGGCTGCGGTGCCTGTCACTGTCTGGCAGGACATCGTCGCTGTCGCTGGCGCTACTACCGGGTACACGCACCAGTGGCGTACGTGTGATCCGGCGTTCGCAGAGTTCTGCATGGCGAGTACCGACAGTGTGTCGGAACGTCGGCAGGCACGCCTTAAGGGCTACAGGACGTTTCACGTCCGCGCGTTGGGCACCGCTAAGGGCAAGGGCGAGATTGTGTGCCCTGCGTCCGCTGAGGCGGGTAAGCGCACGGTTTGCGCGTCGTGTCTTCAGTGCGGGGGTACCGGTAACGGGCGTACCGCTGACATCACGATTCTGGCGCATGGGGCTAGCAAGCGTGCGTTCGCAGCGTTGGGCGGTGTCGCCTGATGACATCACCTGCGGATGTTCTTGCTGCCGTCGCCGACCGGTTCGGTATCCGTTTCTCTGAGGTCGGTACCGGTGGCGGCTGTATGGCGCTTGAGGCTCGTCTGGAGTCCGGGCACTGGATTGTGGCTACTGATGAGAACCTGCGTTCTTTCCGGTCTCGGGTGGCGTGGGAGGTGGAGCACGACGCCCCAGCCGGTTGGTCGGTCGGTATCTACCCGCATAGCGCGGTACCGGATATGGGGTGGTTTGGGGTTGACTCGGTGGTCGATGTCATCGACTACGACGCGTTCGCTGATGACCTGCCGACGATGGTGGAACGTGCCCTGAAGGGGATGGTTCGGTGATCGCCTTGCTGGTCGCTGTTGTTGTCCTGGTCGCTGTAGGTGGCACCGCTACGCCCTGCCCCGGCCCCGTCGCCTACAACGGGTGGCTGCCGTGAATACCGATGACGAGCGTTTAGCAATCCGTGAAGCGTGGTCAGAACTTCCCGACGTGACACCCCGACGTTGCCCACATTGCAACGTCGTCATCTATCCAGTGCGGTCGGATACCGACCCTCGGCTTATGTCCCTAGCGGATAGGTGTTGGCGTTGCCTTAAGCCGTTGTCTGACGACGGCTAGCTGTACCGACTAAGACACCCCCGGGCCAATCCACCCGGGGGTGTCTTTGTTTGTGTCTCAGCGTTGCCGTGGGAGGGCTCTAATGGTGTCCCTACACCCTCGGGTGTCTGTCGGGGGTTCTGTCGTGTCGGCACCGCTGGAAGACGAACCTGGTTGGGATTGCCGGGTTCACGGTAACCGTGTGTGTGGGGGTGACCAGACCTAGCTGGTTGCACCACCCTGGTGGGAACGCAGGACACCCCCGGCGATCTGTCGGGGGTGTTCTGCTGTCCGGATAGGGTTGCTGCCATGTCTTCGCGTCATACGCCGATACGGACGTTGCGTATCGAGGATGAGTTGTGGCAGGCGGTGCAGGATCGTGCTGCTGCGGAGGGGTTGTCGGTGTCTGAGGTGATCAGGCTGCTGCTTAAGGGGTGGTTGGATTCGGAGCAGCCTAAGCGTTAGTTGGCTCAGCCGTTCCGACGCAATCGAGGCACGCTCCGAAGGTTTGATCGCCCCATAAGGCTTGATCCCTCAGCCCCTCTGCTTAAGGCTTGATCGCTGCCTGGCAGCAGCAAGGTTTGATCTGCAAAGGGTTGGTTCGCGGTAAAGGCATGACCCACACACCCTGCGGGGTTTCGATGATCTTCACCGGAATCGTTGTGAGACTTGATTCACTCACTGCTGGTTGACCTTTCTGTGAGGTTTGGTTTTCTTGATAGGCAGGACTGCTATCGGGTTGCCCCGCAGCCACGGCGGGGCTATCTCGAACGATCCCCGCAGCCGCACCCACAAAGGCTTCACCCGTCACCGCCTGTTGTTGAGGCTTGAACTGTGCCGTTGATGAGCCCTGAGAACTGGTGGGGTGTCCAGCCAGCTTCGAGTGCGTTGCGGCGCAGCCGCCACCGGGCTTTGTTCACCCGATCCCACACCACGGTCAAGGCATCGACGGCATCGACGTACTCGGTGATGACCTCGGACTCCCCAAGGGTTGAATGCAGCCGGTAAGCGGCTGAGGTTTCTTTCACTATTTCGCTGCACACAGCGGAGCAGTACACGTATCGGCTGGTGTGGGCTTGTCGGCGGCAACCTTTCCGCTGGCACGGTTTCCCGGTCACGCCGGCACCAACTCGGAAGCCTTGAACCACGTCAGCCCGTCACCTTTCAACGCCACCGCGTACTCGGTGAGGTTTGGGTGTTTCGGGTCGGGGTTGATGGTTTCGACTGTCCCTGTCTTTCCGCGCCAGCGCGGCCAGGTGCCTTTCGATGGAAACCTCTTTTCATCGCGTTGCACTGTCACCCGATCACCTTCTTTGAACGCTGTAGGTGTGGCCTCGCAGGCTCTGTAGGCCACTCTGAGCGACGTTGAGGCTTGGGCAGGGGTAAAGGCTGTTGTCATCGGTTTCTTTCTGTGAACGTCGAAGGGCCACAGCGGTAATGCCGTGGCCCTTCGACAACAAGGATCGGTTTGTTACGGGAGTTTCCGTTGCAGCGGGTACTCGGCCAGGATCGCCGCAACCTGCTCCCGCAGAGACTTGGAGCCCGCAGAGGCTTGAGCCAGAACGGTCACCAACTCGGAGTCCAGCAGCTTCGCTGTCTCGTTCAATCCCGGTGTGCTGTTCCTGGCGTTCACACGCTCCAACACACTCTTGAGTTCCTGCACAATCTGAGATTCGCTAAGTGCGGTCATTGTCTTTTCCTTCGTTCTTGTAGGTATTCCCGAAGCCACTCGGGATCAGTGTTTTTCGATACCGGCGCTGGCGCTTCCAAGCGGGGTCGGACGCTCCACTAGGCGAAGCTCATGAACTGGGGCTTCTTACGAATCACCGGCTGTGCGTTGATTTCTTCGGCGATAGCGACTGCCTCGGCGGGAGTGTTCAAACCCCATTCGATACCCAGTTCCACCGCTTTGAGATAGGTGGCGTTGAGGTCACCGCCGCCAGTCGCATCGAGCAACGCCTGAAGCTCTGCCCTGGTGGTGGGTCGAAGCAACAACAACATCGCCTCGCGGCGGTAACCGTGACCAGGCACCCCGTACAGGGTGTTCAGCCACGCCTGGAAACGGGTCAGGTTCGCTTCGGCTTCGGTGGCGCGGTGGTAGGCGTCCACCGCACCCCCACCGGCATGAATGAGAGCAGCCGGCGAATGATCGTCAGGCAGTAGCCCTACTGCCGCCTGGTATTCGGCGACGGCAGCATCAAACTCCGGTGTCAGCTTCTCAATCAGGGCAGGGACAGCATCTGCCGCTAACGCGAGCACATTCCTTGCGAGGGAATCCAACACAAGGTTACGGCCCTCAAACCAGCGGTCCCGCAGAATGAACGCCTGGGTGGCATCGGCCATAGCCTGCCCGACGTTCTTTGCGGTCAGGTTGGTTGGCACCACCGGGTGCGGTTCCTCAATCCACTGGGCTTCCTCGTAGACGGCGATAGCGTCGGTGAGGGGTTTGGGTAGATCACCGACCATTCTGGGCCAGTCGGCAGCGATGGTCTTAGCGACGAACGATTGATCGAATTGCATGATGTTTCTTTCTTTCTTTGTTGCCGGGGCTTTCATGGCTCCGGTACGAAAAGAGCCACCAGAGGTTCTGGTGGCTCAGTGGAACGGGTGAAACACACCCTGAAAAGGGTGTTCAGAGTTGAACCCCTAATGCGCCGGTGAAACCTCTGGGTCTTGACCAGCCAGCCGGATGATCCGGCGTTTCCTACGTTTCACCGGCAGCACGCGCAGATCGGGCTAGCCATCGTCGGCCTGACCTTGAACCATCGTCAAAGCTTGACGAACCAAAGTGTCGGCGTAAGCCGGGTAGCCGTTCGAATACCTCGGGTCTGGCGGCTGTGCAGCCTCGACAAGACGGGTGATGTCTCGTCGGGCCGACAACACACTTTCAGCGATCAATCTGATAGCTGCCCGGTCGGTGGCATCTGAGAGAACCGGCTTCAAACAAGTGTTCAACCCCATACACAGGTCACCGCAGTATTTCCGGAACCGTTTGGGATCGCTTTTGTTCACGGCGGCTGGTTCGTCCCGACAGAACTCACACACAGGAGCTACCGCACTCACGCCGGAACTCCTGCCCGGTCAGCGAACCGGCGCAGGATCACCGGGAACCTGCGCTCATCGAACGTTTCCTCTGACACAAGACCGGCTTGCCGCAGAGCGGAGAAAGCGTTGCGCGTAGCGTGCTCGGGCATCCCGGCCAGCGAAGCCAGTTCGCCAGCCGTAGTTACGTTCACAACGTCGGAGGCTGTGGCAGCCGACAACATCGAGTTGTAGAGCCGACGAGCGTCGTCGGACAACCACGAAGGGAAAGCGAGAGAGTAAATCTCAGTTCCACGGGAACTGGTTCCTGCCCGACGCAGAACGTCTGCGGCTGTGAGTTGATCCAGCACGGCTGGAACCTCGAACACCGCAACGCCAAGCCAACTGGCGAGCTTGGCATCGTTGCGGTAGAGAGTGCCGTTTCTGCACTTGTGGCGAAGCACGGCTTCGTGCTCCTTCAACGTCGAAACCATTTCGACTTGTTTCCTTTCAACAGGGGAACCGGCAGAGCGTTCTGCCGACACAGCGAAACGCAGCCGAAACGAAAAATCGGCTGCGCTCTAAGAGGCAAGCAACGTTGCTTGCCGACACCCCTCCGAACGTCGGAGGGATCAACA